CCCCAGGAACCATACCAGCTACACCTATGTCAACCTGAGCCTGCCGGTGGGCGAGCCCTGGCATATGGTGGACAACTACACCCTCACACTGCTAGAGGTTGACCGGCAGGGGGCCATGTTCAGGTTATGGATACCCATCTCATGTTTTGCCGATTTTAAACGAACGGTTTGGCACTTACGAAAAAGCTAAACAGTTGCTATCTTACGGTGATATGAGTGTACTTGGCTCTAAATTAGAACCAGACGATGGAGACGTTCACAATTTCAACACACGACAACCAGATGTTTGTGTTTTCTACAACCGTGACCGAGGGGAAACAGAAAAATTCACCAAAGCACAACAATGTTTATCGAAGTTGGAAATTTCCAAAGAAGAATTTAACTATTTTTTCGACGAACGACGCGGTTGGAGCGTTGTATAAGCCGCTTCAAGTGAAATATCAAACAACGACTTAGGTGTAGTACATGTATAATTTGATAAACGCGTTGATGATTTTGTTGAAATTAACGGTCTTTTGATACCATTAGGTGTTAATTTTTACGAAGTTCACAAATTGCCAGACAACAAGGAGTTGTTCACTAACAAAGTAGATGCGTTGTTTTCGAGATTGCTGTTCAGGATAAAATCCGGAGTACCTGTGTCTAACTACATAACGTCTAAATATTATAAAATTTACGTAGAACGGTTACAAAAAGACTACCCGGAATTGTTAGTATAACGTTAGATGCAAATTAACTGTTTACATTTGGTTTCGTTTGGTGTACAATTCACGTTCTGAAAGAACACCCGTTACTGAAATACAACGAACCACTTCTAGTGGAAGTGTTCGAGTTGGAAAAAAGGAGTAAATATAAATGTTAAACAAACAAACTGTTGAAGTTTTACAACAAGTGAACAAGATGACTAATTCGTTGATTTTGAGGTTCCCAGAGACGGTTGCTGTTTCAGAAGCTCAAGATATGATGATTATGTTCAACGTCGAAGAGTTAGATGGAGACTCTTTTGAAGATATTGGGTTGAAGAATTCATTGGGTGAATTTTTGAACTTAGTTAAGTTGTTCGGTGACGAACGTGTGGTTGAAGTTCAAAATGGAGTTATTAACATCACCGAGGGTGACACGTCTTCTGTTTTTATCACCGACAACATCCAACTTATGGATACAGAGGATGTAAAGGCTGAACACTTTTCAAGGACTGAGTCTGTTCCGTCTGTAGCTGAGTTTACGTTAACAACGCAAGATATTAAAAAGATCAAATCAAGCTCTGGTGTTTTTAAAGATTTAACAGAGGTTATTTTTTCAAGTGTCGATGATGGTGTTTCTGTTTCTCTAGGTGCTACTAACCGGTTCAACGCAAAAAGTAACAAGTTCAGCATTACGAAAAAAACAGAATGCTCTAAGCAGTTCGAGGTTAAAATCCCAGTTGACAATTTCAAAATGCTACCAGACTCTGACTACACTATGTGTGTTAAATACAACTCAGCTCGTGACACTTATCGTATTTTGCTAACTAGCGAATCTTTAGAATCCTTTAAGATTTTAATGACTGTAAAAACCTGAGTGAAACTTGAGTGAAACTTGAGTGAAACATGTAACTTTAGATTTTCTAACTGGTGCTGACTGTGTGGTTATTGAGTCAGCTTGGGGTTGAGAAAACGTTTAGAATCTAAAGATTGCTTCATAAGAGCTAGTTTACTTTTGGTAAGTTTTTGGTATACAAATCAATTGAAATATAAATAATAACGTATCGATACGTTTGATATAATTTTTGATTGGTTTTTCGAAGAAGTCTAATGGACTATAAACAGTTCGAATTGGGCTCATATTGTTGAGTTCCAAAATTTTTAATCGAAGCACAAAGACTAGAGTTTCTGAGTGCAAAATATGAGGAAGAAAAAAGATGACAGATTTTAACACAGTACAAGGTGCAGATGCGTTTAATTTTTCAGCTATGAAAGCTGAGATTGGAAAAGACCCATTCGCAACCCCTAAAACATCTTATAAACGTGACGAGCGTTTTTACGTGTTGCAAAAAGACAAAGAAGGTAACGGAGCTGCTTTAATTCGTTTTTTGCCTGATTCTGAGCGTGGAATGATTCAGCGTATGTATAAAATTGGCACTACGATTACTAAGAACGGTAAGAAACGTTTTGTAAGTGAGTTCTCACCTTCAACTATTAACCAACCAGATCCATTCCAAGAGAAATGGCAGGATCTTTGGAATTCTGGAATGAAAGATGAAGCTCGTCAGTTTTCACGAGGTGTTCGGTTTGTCAGTAATATTAAGATTTTGAAAGACCCGGCTAATCCTGAAAACGAAGGTAAGATTTTCTTATACGAAATGTCTGGTTCTATGAAGGATAAATTGCAAGCTGCGATTGACCCAAGTGAACAAGACCGTTCTTTAGGAGCTCAACCTAAGGAGTTGTTTAACCCGTTGAAGGGTAATTCGTTTCGTTTAGTAGCTAAGATGGGCGCTAATAAACAAATTAATTACGATTCTTCAGAAGTAGTTAATGAAGTTACGTCAATTTACAACTCGGTTGAAGAAGCGTTAGCTGATATTAAAGAAAACACCCATAAGTTAAGTGATTTGTTGAAACCTGAATCATTCTTGAGTTATGACGAGTTGAAGAAAAAAATGTCGTGGGTTACATTTGAAGATGTACAAACTCAACCTTTAACAGCTCAAGTTGCCGAACCTGTGGAAATTCAAGAAGTTCAACCGGTTGAAGGAGTTCAAGCAGAATCTACAAAAGTTTCTGAACCGGCTCAAGAAAAAGAAGAAGCTAAACCTGAATCTAACGATGTTTCTTTAGATTCGTTATTGTCAGGGTTGGTTTAACGTTGACTGATTTTTGAATTAAGTTAAGTTTAGAGGGGTGCTTGTTAATTCAAGCACCTTTTTTTTTTAATTTGAACAATTAGTTGAAGCTAACTAAACTTTAAGTCAATATGTAGATTTATATTTGGAGAAAAAAACATCTATACTATTTGTGTTTTTTCTAAAAAAATTGAATTTGACTAGTTGATTTAAGCAACACACACTATATAAAGGAGTCATAATAAAAAAAATATGATTTTAGTAGATTATAGTTCGATAATTCACAGAAAAATACACACAGCTGTTAAATCAGTAAATCCGCAAATTAAAGATGGACATTACGACACGTATGAGTATGCTGATTATGTAAAACATTGTATCATGGAAGAACTTATAGAAATTCAAACTACTTTCTCCAATGAATTTGGCGATTTAGTGGTATGCCTAGATAACGCAACTGGCGGGTATTGGCGAAAAGACTTCTATCCTGGTTATAAAATGCAAAGAAAAGACACTAGGGATAAATCTCTGGTTGATTATAAAGAACTGTTCGCTGAGTTGAAAGGGTTAATTGAAGCAATTCGTGATTTTGCTCCTTGGAAAGTTGTAGAGGTTGAAAAAGCAGAAGCTGATGACCTGATTCTTGTACTGAGCGACTTGTACAACAAACACGAACCCATTTTAATACACTCACCAGACAAAGACATGCTCCAAGTTGCTAAACCAGGAACGAATATAAAACAATGGAGTTCACTAACACAGAAATGGTTGACTGCAGAATTGAAATCTGGTTCAATGCAAGAGTGGATAGACGAGCATTGTATTTTAGGGGACGTTTCTGATGGGGTTCCTAAGATAGTTTATGGAACTGAGTTTAGTGACTGTTTTTTATCTTTTTTAGAAAACCAAGGATACAACGTCAAAACGCCTAAAGAATTCAAAACAACTCTATACAAAGACGAAAAACGCAAATTACTAGAAAAATTCGACGTTTATGAAACTAACCGGAAAGGCGAATCAACGGGTGTTAAGGCTGTTTATAAACAAATCAGGTTCGGCCCAAGTGCTTTGAAGAAAGTTATCAAACAGCACGGAAGTGTTGAAAATTGGCTCAAAACCGACGACACACTTAGAGAAAACTACGAACGAAACTACACGTTAGTTATGCGAGAAGGAATCCCTGAATATATTGAAAAAAACATCATAAAAGCATACAACGAAGCTAAAACTGAATACAAAAACGTAGAATTCGAAGAATACTTAAAATCCAACAACCTAAACATGATACTAACTACAATACCAATCGTGTTCAAAATAAACCGAGAACTAACCGCACTAGATTATGGGTGGTGATTTTAATCTTTATTTAATCTTTATTTAATCAAGGAGGTTTTTTTTATACAATGTTGTCAGTAGTTGATGTTAAATATTTCAAGTTAGCCGTTGGATTGGAGCGAATTGGCAAGGAGACTTCCGAAGATGTTCAAGCTAAGTGTCCTGTTTGTGGAGATTCTAAGACTAAGTCTAACTTGAAGCGTTTGCATTTGTATAATAAAGGGGCTGTGACTAACGTGAACTGTTTTAACGGTGATTGTCCAGTTCACAACAAAACAGTTTATAGTTTTTTAAAAGATTTTTACCCAAGCTTACTAAGTCAGTACAAACGTGAAACATTTAAAGATACGCTTGACGAACTTTCTAACAGTGGTGATGTTTTTGAAACTTTCAAAAAGCCAAAAGACCGTTTAACCGACTCTTGGATGCCAGACGATGAGTTTATAGAAACTACAAAACCACCAGTTCAAGTTCAAGACCTTTCCAAGTACATGCAACCAATTGAGGAATCTAAAGAAGGTTTGCAGTATTTGAAAAATCGCGGCATTGAACCGGATGAAAAATACGGACAGTGGTTCTTCGGAGATAGAGATTTGAAAATTGGTGAAACGTTGTACAAAGTAACTGGGTCTGTAATCGTCCCTTTGTATTATAAAAACACAATGTACGGGTTCTATTCAAGAAGCGTCAAAACTAAAAACTTCACAACTTACATGAACAACGCCAACATCGGGTATAAAATTTTCAACTGGTTCAACGTAGATAAAGAAAAACCAGTTTATATATTCGAAGGGGTGTTTGACGCGGTCGCTTCAGGGTTAACTAACTCAATCGCCCTTCTAGGAGCTAAACTACCAGATGAACGACTAAAAGAACTAAAACACCCAATATTCTGCCTAGACAACGACAGAACTGGAATTTTAAACTCAATCCAATATGCAAAAAAAGGACATAGTGTATTTATACAACCCACACAATTCAAAGAAAAAGACATGAATGAATTGATGTTGAATTATGGGTCAGTTTGTGAGCTGGTGAAGAGTAACGTTAAATGTGGAATTATGGCTGAGGTTGAGTTGTCTTCTAGGTTGTGATTTTTTTTTTTTAGTTTACTTTTTGGTGGTTTTAGTGTATAATTGACTTTGTGTAATATAGGAGATTTATATGTTGAACAAACAGTTTGAATTCAAGCGTAGAAAAACATTAGTTATGAAAACTAGAGATTTATATCATAGCCGTCCGGTTAATTCTATGATGTGGTTGATCAGAACTAATAGTTTAAGCGAAATTAGAACTGAGTTTCAAAAAAAAAGAGTAAAAAATGAACACTTTTATAAAAATTATAACTAACCGGACTTTTAAAATTGTTTGTTTAATAGCATACTGTTGTTTGCAGTTGTGGCTGCTGTTTGGGTAGGCATATTTGCATCGTTAGCAGAATAAATATGTTTACTTTTTGATGAAAACTAAGTATAATACGTTATACAAAAAAATGTTACAGGAGAATTAAGAGAATGTTTATTGAAATCAACGACAAGATTATCAATTTAAAAAACGTGAGCAACGTTCATATTTTGGAACGTAAGAATCGAATTATTTTTAACATGAACTATTCGGTTCAGATTAAAACAAATCAAGGAGTTCAACGGAACGTCAGTGATTATGTTTATTGGGACGCCCAGTGTGACGAATCTATGGATAGAAACGTTCAACAGTTGAAAAACAACGAAACATTTTCAAGTATGTTTTTATCCGGCGTTGATGATAATGTTTGGATCAACGTCCATGAAGTTAGCACTGTTAAATTCATTGATGGAAAAAAACGGGTTATATTCAACCTGAGCCATCCAATCACGTACAATGACAAAGACGGTGTCCAGCGAATCACTTCAGATTTCGTATACGTAGATTGTGCAACACCGGTTAAATATAAAAAATACGTCGAATACGTGGTTAATAATTTAGGGGTGTCATTATGAGCGGTGTAGCCCCAGGTTCAGTTCAAGAAGCCCAAGCAAACGTCGAAGAGTTTGCGATTCAACTGTTGATTAAACTCCAAGAGAAAAAGGCGATTGATAACGATATTAAAGAACTAAAACAAACGTTCAAGGAAGAGGGTGTTCCTGTTCAAATTGTTTCTAGTATCATCAACCGAATCAAAGCAGATAAGAAAAAATCAGAATCTGAAATTTTCGAAGCTGAAACTATCCGCGAGTGGTTGGAACAAAATACTAAAATCGACGACTCTATCGGGATGCTGATCGACTGACGTTGCGCTATAACGTGTTAAAATTATGTATGAATTTGTGTTTAAATCCAACAAAGAAGTTCTCTTCATCAGAAGAGAACTGTCTTTAGGTGAAGTTTGGTGAAGTTTTTTTTTACATGAAACTTGTGTTGACGTTGGTACAATTTAAGCAAGCTTATTAGGGAGTTAGGGAGTTGAGGAGGAATCCAATGACTATGTTGTATAAAAACGGGATTGAAATAAAAATCGGCGATTTGTGTATGTTGCCAAATGGTGTAACTGGTAGAGTTGTATTGTGTAAAGGCGTGTTGTATCAAAAAAGTAAATACGAAATGAATAAAATTACTAACTACAATGCTATTAAATTATGTTGAATGGTCCGTTAGTTCACACTCCTTATTCGTTCTCAAAGTTGAACACACACGTTCAGTGTAATCGTAAGTTCAATTATCAGTATTTGTTAAAGCTACCTCAGGAAAAAACAGACCGCACTTCTTTGTTAAAAGGAGCTGCTGTTCATTCAATTTTAGAACACTACCCCAAACCAAGTAAACACAAACTAGCTAGCAAATATCAACACATCGTTGATAGATTCGTAAACACACCGATTGGTAAAAAATACATTAATGTAAAATCAACACGTGAATTGAAAATAGCTTTTGATCAAATGTTGAGACCTACTGGTTTTTTTGACAACACTGCTGTGTTTCGCGGAGCTGTAGATTTACTGGTGGTTGTAGATGGTGTTTTACACATATGTGATTACAAAACCGGTAAGTACAAAGAAGAAAGGTGGCAAAACTACGACCAGTTGCTGTTCTATGCTATTTACTTCTTCAACACTTACCCAAAATTAGACACTATTAAATTAAGCTACATATACGTCGAACACGGTTTGGAAAACGAAATGACGCTTAACCGCAAACACTTAGAAAACTACAAAGCATCTTTGTTTGACAAAATCGAAGCAGTTGAAACAGACAAAGTTTTCAAAAAAAACGTAACTAAACTATGCGAATGGTGCCCGTACAAAAAAGCATGTGAAAATAACGTGAGTTAAAAATAACGTTTAAATTCTCTTGGTGATATATATATATATATATATAAATAAGTAAAAATGTAT